GGAATACGGGGTTTGATCAGCATGCAGAGAATCTATTTATCTTTGCAGCGCAAATTGAGTTTGTGGCAAGCGAAGCGCGCTTAAACCATTGCATCGAAGTGCTGGAGAAAAACGGTTACACGGATGCAGTAGATTTATTGAAAGGACAGGGATGAACCTAGAGCAAATGGCGATCAAAGCCACGGTTAACAGTTTGGTTGAGAACATTCACCCATCCGTCAAAGCGGACGTGGCAAACGAAATCGCGCAAGAGTTGCTTGAGCTAACCGATCAGCTATTGGCGGATTGCGTGGAGTTGCTGAGGCGTTTGCAGCGCGATTAACACGCCGCTTGCATTTTTGCAAGCCTATTGATAAGGTGCGCGCATGAAAACCAAACCCGTTTGGGACAAGCCACGTCCAAAATCAGTTGGCAAGAGCGAACCTTTATCCAAAAAGGAAAAGGCTAGCGCAAAGGCAATGGCGAAGTCCGCTGGCCGCCCTTACCCTAATTTGGTTGATAATATGCGCGCCGCGAGGAAGAAGTGAGTAAGCAAGTGCGCGATTCGGCGGGTCACCTATGGCCTGAGATTGTCGGCAAACTTGGCGCAAACACGAATATCACAACGTCTGACGTTAGCCAGCAATCGCACGCCGCTGGCACTGGCGTTACGTTGATGCGCGTTGCTAACGGTTCAAATGCCGGTTATCACTGCCACTTTGCAGTTGGCGATGATCCAGTTGCTAGCGAATCATCACCTATTATTCCAGCGAACACGGTTGTTTACATCACTGTTTCGCCAGGTCAAAAGGTTGCTATTGTTGCTGAGCAAAATCACGTTATGCGTGTTTCTATGACGGACATAATTCCATGATGAAGAAAACCAAAGCCGAGAAAAAGATAAGCAAAGTCATGCGCGAGTACAAAGCGGGTAAGTTGCATTCCGGTAGCAAGGAAGGCCCAAAGGTTAAGAATCCCAAGCAAGCCGTTGCGATTGCGCTCTCCGAGGCAGGGATCACGCGGAAGCCAATGTGATGCAATGCCCTATTGAAACCACGGATGCACTGGCGAACCTAAAGAATAGGAATTGGGCTTTTGCCAATGTGGGCTATGGCCCCGCCAATCCTGAAATGCCGAACGATGAATTTTGGCAAGCAAAATCAAAGACTTGGAACACTGACTTAGAGCAAGCCATGAGCATGCGTTGCGGTAACTGCGCAGCGTTTATTCAGACGCCAGAAATGATTGAGTGCATCACAGACGGTATGCACGTCGAAGATGGCGAAGAAAGCGACGAAGAAATCGACGACGATTACGAGGGCGACGCTGAAAACGCCGCCGTGGAAGGCGAAGAAAGCGAAGAGGGCGATGATGAAGGCATGGACGTGGATCTTGAGGGAGCTGTTCAAGAGGCCGCAAACCTCGGTTATTGCGAACTCTTCCACTTCAAGTGCGCCGCGGCAAGAACATGCGACGCATGGCTCGTTGGCGGCCCCATCACACGAACCCAGGATAGTCGACGCTCAATGCAAGCTATGCGTTTCTATCGGTCAAACTTCCCGCAACAAGGTTGAATGGCGTGATTAAACGAGGATCAGAAACGTTTTCCGGTTACAACAAGCCAAAGAAAACGCCAAGCCACCCCACAAAAAGCCATGCTGTTTTGGCGAAATCGGGTGATGAAGTCAAGCTGATCCGTTTCGGGCAACAAGGCGTAAGCGGAAGTCCTGAAGGGTCAAAGCGTAACGAAGCCTTCAAAGCGCGTCACGCAGCCAACATCGCCAAGGGTAAAATGAGCGCGGCATATTGGGCAAACAAGGTCAAATGGTGAGCTATGGACATTGAAACGGAACTCGAAACCGGCGCGAAGTCTGGACAAGCCATGGACGATACTGAAGTTCAGGCAATCGTTGCCGCTGAACTCACGGATGCCGTTAATTTTATTGATTTAGAGATTGGCAACTTACGCGCCAAAGCCACCGAGTATTACTTTGGCGATCCTTTTGGCGATGAGGAAGAAGGGCGCAGCCAGGTTGTTTCAATGGATGTGCGCGATACCGTGCAGGCTATTTTGCCAAGCCTGATGCGCATATTTTTCAGTAGCGAGAATGTTGTTCAGTACATCCCGCGCTCAAAAGAAGATGTGCCGATGGCAGAGCAAGCCACGGACTATGTGAAATACATCCTGAACGAGGATAACAATTTCTTCGTTACGCTTCACTCGGCATTCAAAGACGCTTTAGTGCGCAAAACGGGTGTGATCAAGTGGTGGGTTGATGAGCGCACCGAGATCAAAAACGAGTCATATTCCGGCATGGATGACGCGCAGCTGACGTTGCTGCTCAGTCAGGATGGCGTTGAAATGGTTGATCTGCAAAGCGAGCCAGATCCCAACGCGCCACCACCAATCATTGATCCGATCACCGGCCAGCAACTCACGCCAACCGTGTTGGTTCACGAAGTCAAGGTAAGCCGCCGCATTACACACAAGAAGTTTCGCGTCGAGTCGCTTGCGCCTGAAGAGTTCATTATTGACAGACGCGCTCGCACGTTTGATGACGCTGATATTGTTGCGCATCGCAAGTTGGCAACGGTCAGCGAACTGGTCGCCATGGGCTATGACCAGGAAGAGGTTGAAGCCAATACGGGTGAAGATGAGCTAGACACAAACATTGAGCGCATTGCCCGTAATCCCGCGCAAATGATGTTTGGCGAAAGCGACAACAATCCCTCGCAGCGCAGAATCCTGTACCTGGAAGCCTATATCCGCATGGATATGGATGGTGATGGACTTGCCGAGTTGCGCAAGATTTGCACCATGGGTCCGTCTTACAAGATCGTGGCGAACGAACCCGCTGACGATATTCCGTTCACTTACTTTGTGCCCGATCCTGAACCGCATACCTTTTTTGGTATGTCAACGGCTGATGTGACGATGGACATTCAGCGCATCAAGTCCGTGATCCTTCGCAATATGCTTGATTCCTTGGCGCAATCCATCCACCCGCGCACAGCGGTTGTGGAAGGTCAAGTGAACATGGATGATGTGCTGAACAATGAGAACGGCGCAATTATTAGGATGCGCGCACCAGGCATGGTGCAGCCATTCTCAACGCCATTTGTTGGTCAGCAAGCGTTTTCCATGATCGAGTACATGGATCAGGTGAAAGAAGCGCGCACTGGTATGTCTAAAGCGTCCATGGGCCTTAACGCTGATGCCCTGCAATCGACAACGCGCTTGGCGGTTCAAGCCACCGTGCAAGCCGCGCAGCAACACATTGAACTGATTGCGCGCATCTTTGCTGAAATTGGCATGAAGCGGTTATTTAAGGGATTACTGCGCCTGATCACGCAAAACCAAGATAAGCCTCGCGTTGTCCGTTTGCGCAACCAGTGGATTGAAGTTGATCCGCGCGGTTGGGACGCCATGATGGATGTGAGTGTGAACGTTGGACTTGGGACGGGTAATAGCGATGAGCGTTTGCAATTCTTGCAAGCCATTGCCGCCAAGCAAGAGCAAATCCTGCAAAGCCTTGGGCCAAACAATCCATTGGTGACGGTTGGTCAGTACGCAGGAACGCTTACCAAGATTATCGAGTTGGCGGGATATAAGGATACGACGCAATTCATTAATCAGTTGCCCATGGATTACAGTCCACCGCAACAACAACCGCGTCCAGATCCGTCCGAGGCACTTACCGCGGTGCAAGTTCAGGCAATCCAGGCTGACATTGAAAAGAAAGCCGCCGAACTTGCTCTTGAGCGCGAAAAGATGATTCGTGCCGATGATCGTGAACGTGATCGCATTGCGCAAGATGGTGTGCTAAGACGCCAGGAAATGGAACTCAAGTATGGCGTAAGCCTTGCTCAAGCGCAGGCAGAGATTGACGCCAAAGTGAATATGGATCGTGAACGCATGCAACTTGATGCAATCGCGCAAGCCGTGCAGCCGATGCAATGACAGCCGAAGAAAAGATTAAGCGCGCTCACGAAGCGCAACGCATATTAGAAAGTAACTTGTATAAGGATGCTTGGATGGGTATCCGCCAGCAATTGCTTGATGACTGGGCTATGGCGGAAACCACTGAAGCACGCGAACGCATCCATTTTGAATTCAAAGCACTGGACAGAGTGCAACAATATCTGTCAAGTGCAATCAGCGATGGCACGCTCACGCGCATGACGATTGATCGGATGCGCAAGCGAGCCGAAATCTAAGAGGGAACAATGAGTGACGAAAATGTAGTTTTGGCGGATAATGCCGCCATGAGTGTGCGGGAAGCCGCACAAGCCTTTGAGGCGTTGCTTGCCGAGGAAAGCGGAGAACAGGCACCAGAGAAGGCGCAAGCCGAAACCGATGAGGTTGAGGCGTCAGGGGACGTTGAAGCAGAAGCGGGTGAGCAAGGCGAAGTACCCGAAGAAGTTGAAGCGTCCAGCGAGTCTGAGGAGAGCGAGGAAAGCAAGCAACCCGACGAGCCACCCACTTTCACCGTCAAAATTGACGGTAAGGAAGAAGCGGTTCCGCTCGACGAGTTGTTAAAGGGCTACCAGCGCACGGCAGACTACACACGAAAGACGCAAGCCTTGGCAGAACAGCGCAAAGCAGCTGAAGCCGAGTTGAATGCGGTTCGTGAAGAGCGTGCCACTTATTCACAACTGTTGACTGCTTTGCAACAACAATTGCAACAGCAACAGGAATCACCCGTTGATATGGAGCGTCTTTACCGTGAAGATCCCATTGAGTGGGTGCGGCAGACCGAGTTAGCGCGTCAACGTTCGGAGAAATTGGCGGCATCGCAAGCCGAACTCCAGCGATTGAACACGCTACAGCAACAAGAAGTGCAACGCGCTATGCAAGCCAGGTTGAAGGAAGAAGCCAGTTTGCTTGTTTCTGCCATACCGGAATGGCGAGATGAGAAAACGGCAAAGGCTGAAAAGTCTGCGTTGATTGATTTTGGCGTTAAAGAGGGATTCACGCCTGATGATCTGAAGGGTGTTGTTGATCATCGCGTTGTGAAGGTGCTGCGCAAAGCCATGATGTTTGATCAAATCATGTCCAAGCAACAAAGCATCAAGCCTA